ACGCCGCCGGGCAGCGGACGGATCGCCGTGATCGGGTCGCCGAGGTTGATTTCCTGCGCGCCCGTCACGACAGACCAGGCGCCCGTCGGGTCGCCCACAGGCGAGAACTGCAGCGAGCCGGAAAACGACAGGAACAGGTGTTTCTTGTGGCAGGCGAGGTGCGACGGCGTATCCGTCGTCATGCCGGTGGTAACGTCGGTCCACGTCGTGCCGTCCCATTGGAACGCCTTGTGCGTCCCCGACACGCCGTACATCTTCAGCCCGGTGGCGAAGTTGTAGGACTGGAACTCGTAGGTGCCATTCGGCGCGAGGCCCGTCTTCTTCGAGGTCCAGCCGGAACCGGATGACTCGTACATCACGCAGGTGGCGCCACCCACCGCGTTGCGGAAGGCGTACACCTTGCCGTTGTAGCGCCACACGCCGCGGATACGCCCCTCGCCGGGGACCGCGGCGGTATCGAACTTCGAATACCCGCCGACGCGCCGATAGCCGCCGGTCAGCTTCTGTTCGTAGTTGAGACAGGCCAGCAGGCGGCCCGGCTTGACCTGATAGGGCGGACTCTTGGTATCCAGCCCGCCGCCCAGCGGGATGTAATCGACCCGCATCATGGCGGCGGCCATCACTGCGCCTGCACCACGAGCGGGTCGTTCGATTCGTTGTAGCCGGTGTCGGCCTCGGCATGCGGCAGCGAATGCGCTTCGAGGCGCATCATCCAGGCGTCGAAGTCGAGCTTCGCCGACTGGTAGATCGTCATCGCCTCGTCGGTCTCGGCCAGCATCATCTTGGCCCGCGCGACGATCACGTCGTGGAACTGTGCCGGAATCGCCGAGACGTCGGCGTCCGCATCCATCCGCGACGGCGCGATCCAGTACGGTGCGCTGAGGCTGTAGGCGTCGTCCGGGCGCGGCTCCAGGATCAGGGCGAGCGACGGCTTGACGACGATGAACTGCGGCTTGTCGCTGCTCGGCGTGCCCGACCGGTAGTCACGTGCCCAGGTGCGGTAATCGAGGCGCAACAGCGCCTGCGCGTCGTCGGTGTCAGGTTCCAGCATGAACAGGTTCGCATCCCAGCGCCCCAAGTCCGCCGGCCAGCCGGTCGCCCCGGTGGTGTAGGTGCGCTGGTCGGCAACGGTCGTCACCGTCGCCTCCGCCCAGAGGAAGGACCAGTTCGGCCACTTCATCTGGATTTCGATGTCGGCCTTGGCGACCGCCTCGACCACCAGCAGCATCTGCCCGGTCTGCGCGACGACGGTAGACGGGCCGGTGCCGGCATAGCCCATCTCCCGCCGCACCCGCTGGCACAGTTGCAGATAGGTCATGCGTCAGCCTTGCGCGGGCGTCCGGGCCCGCGCCGGGGCGGCTCGCCGTCCGTGGCGGCGTCGACCACGGCGTCGTCTGGCGCTGGCGCCAGAGGGAGCGGGCAGCCGTCCTGATCGAACAACTGCCCGCCCTGCTCGTAGCGCGCGGCCGGCGCCTCGGCCAGAGCCCCACAGATGACCCCGTAGGGCTTCGTGCGGTCGAGCATGGCCGGTCACCCGAACGAGCGCCCGCCACTCGGCAGGCGTTCCGCACGCGCGGCGATCGGGTTGTAGGCGAAGTCGGAGCGCGAATAGCCGCACTCCGCCATCGGCGCCTGATCGTCTGCCAGTTCGACGCCGTAGGTCACCGATCGCGGGTTCGGCGGCGCATCCCAGGCCGCCGGCACGTGGGCATTGCGATACTTACGCATCACCATGCCCTCAACTGCCGATCCGGAAGGAGCCGCGGCCTTCGGACGGCAGCTTCTCCTTCTTGATCGTGGTGTGCCCGTTCGATTCCATCTGATTCGCGGACGTATTGCCGCGGATGGTTTCGCGCTCGGCGACGCCTTCGGCCATGCCGACGCCACTCGAAGAGCCCGACGTTTTCTTGTCCATGGGGGGATGCCTCGCTTACCAGGTGTCAAAGAACAGATCGATCGTCGCCACGCCCGCCGACGGCGATCCGCCGGTGGGGGCCGTGAGCGTGATTAGGATTTGCGTGTCGGCGTCGATCAGCGTGCCGGTGATGGCCCCGGAGGTTTCCGACGCCCGCACCGAATCCGGCGCGGTGATGTTGGCGGAGGCCGCGGCGACGGTGAACGACGCATAAGCGCCGAGCGTGCCGGACTTGCCGACCTGGCAGGTCGGGCCGGTCGAAGTGCCGTTGGTCAGGCTGGAGCTGAAGTTGTAAACCACGTCGCGCAGGACCCCGACCTTGCCTTTCGGCAACTGGAACGGGTACGTGGTCCCGTTGGTCGAGATCGTGAGTTGCGACAGCACGTGGGTGACGCAGCGCGGGTTGCTGTAAGACTCGGACATGATAATGCCCTCCGGTGATCAGGCCGCACTGGCCCAGCGAACGATGCGGGCATTGGCTGCCACGGAATGCACGAGCTTGAAGCCAAGCAGCGCGTACCACGCCACGGAGCGGTCACGGCCGAAATCGACGCCCTGTTTCGCGCGAATCTCTTCGAGAATCGCGATGGCCTCGTGCACCGTGTCGTTGCCGAAGAAATAGGCGCGGTCGGACTTCGCATTGCTCCACGACGCCGAGGAAATGGCGGTCTGTTCGAAGAACCGCGTCCCCTCGTAACGGCCCATTTCGCCGTTCATGATCATCGTGAAACCCGGCGTCACGTAGGTGTGAATCGACTCCAGGTCGTTCTTCACCCCACGGAACGTGGTCGGGCGGGCCACGCAGCCGTAATCGCCGTTGTCGAAGTAGCCGGGGATGTTGCGTTCCTTCATCACATCGACGATGGCCTTGATGTGGTCCTTGCCCATCGCCACGTTGTTGGTGATGGTGCAGGTGCCAGTCGTTTCCAGCGTCACCGCCGTCGTCGACGTGCCGGAAGTCGGCGCCACGGTCAGCGGACTGGAGTTGAATTCGCTCCAGGCCGCATAGTCGAGCGTGCGCGTCGCGTGCTCGCGCAACACCTTGTTGATGACTGCTTTGACCGGGTGCAGCGACAAGTCGTCGAGCTTCCCGGTATACGGCACCTGCAGGCCGTACTCGGTGATCGTCCCGGATCCCTGCGTGATCGTGAACTTGCCAGACGGAATCGGCAGGTTCTCGTTCAGCGACGTGCCGACGTCGGAAACGGTCGAGTAGATGTTCCAGTTGAAGGACTGCCCGGCGTGCAGCCCCTTATCGGTGAAATCGTCCGCATCGCAGAACTGGCGGAATTTCACCGTCGGCAGCAGCGTCATCCGCAGGTAGTCGGAAAGCTGATCCGCGTACATGTAGCCGCCGTCGGCGGCCACCGCCCAAACTTGTCCAGGCATGGTCTTTACTCCGCGCCGTCATCACGACGGTGCATGGGGAAGGGTTACGACACGGCGCCTCGACGCGCGGCCTGCATCTGCGCGATGCGCTCGCTCGGGGTCGGGGGGCGTGGCTCTGGCTTGGCGGGGGCGGTCGCGCTGAGGCCCGCCACCGGACGGCCCGCGGCTGCCTTGGCGGCGCGGCGGGTCTCCATCGGGGTGGTAGGGCTGCTCGCCGGCGCGGGCTTCGCTCCCAAGTGCTGCGCGGCCTGCATCACGCGCTCGGTGGCGCGGCGGCCGGCTTCGGCCATGATCTCGTAGAGGCCCGTCTGGGTACCCTCGGCCATGACATCCATCGTCAAACGGTCGGCCAGGTCCCACAGATAGGTATCTGCGGCAACGGCCGGGAAATCGCGTTTGAACCGGGCGACGGCCTCACGGCGGTCGCGTTCTTCCAGCGTCTGCTGCACCCGGCGCTCGGCAATGGCCTCGACCTTCGACAGGTCGACGGGCGGCGTCGTGACCGTACCGTTGATCTGCAACAGGAGGTCATCGGCGGCCTCGTCATCGCCGTCGAGCAGCGCCTGGTGATACTTGCGGGCCAGCGCCTTGCGCTCCTCCGGCGGCGGCACCGGCACCGGCTGCTGCTGCGACAGCGTCTGCGCGCGCGCCAGCGCCTCTTCGGCCTCGCGCCGCATCCGCGACGCTTCCGCCAAACGCTGGTCGGCCGCGGCGAGCTTCTGGTCGTGGGCGAGCAAGCGGTCGAAGTCGACCTCCTCCTCGGTCCCGTTGACCTTGCGACGGGTCACCCACCGGCCGTCCTTGAGATAGACGGGGGGCTCCGGGGCCGCCTCCTGCGGGTCCGCTTCCGGGGCCGAGTCGACGGGATCGGCGATCGCTTCATCCACCGCCGCCGACTCCTCGATGTCCATCTCCCTGCGGCGCTTCGCGGCGATCTGCGCATACAGGTCTGCGCGCGGGAACGACTGCGGCGGGCGCGAGTCATCGAGCATCACGTCCTGCGGGATAGTGATTTCGGTGTCACTCATGGGTGAATCTCCTGCACTGGCACATGCCAGGGCTCAGCAGGTGGCTTTCGCCGCCGGGAACGGTCGGAAGGGTCCGGCCGTATTGCCCACGTCATCACGACGTTGGCGAATTCGTCAGGGCCTCAGCCCTCGGGTTCTGCGCGTAACTGCTGGCTTTCCTGAATCGCCGTGTTCAGCCATGCCACACCCCACCGCGCCACGTTGGCCCGGTTCTGCAGCTTTCGGATCAGGTCCGTATCCGTCGGGTCCGCGTCGAGCAATTCCGCCTGCGCCGCTTCGACCTCGGCTTTTGCCTTCAGCAGCACGTACTTTCCGGGCAGGGTGTAGAACCACTCATCCGCCTGAATGCCGATGGCGACACGCAGCCAGACCTCATCGGTATCGTCCTCGAAGCCGCTGCTCATTTGCGCGTACAGGCCGCGCGAACGAGTTCGCCCACCCGCGCATTCACCGCCGGACGCAAGGCCAGCGGAATCCGGTCGAGTGCTTTGGCCCGCGCGATCGGATCAGGCATCGCCGCAATCTGATTCGCCAGTTCAGTCAGGTTCACAGTCCGCTCCCCATCTGCCGCTTGATCGCCGCTTCTTCCCGTTGCCGCAGCACGCCGACCGCGGCGATGTCGCGGCGCGTCTGGATGTCCTGCCGTCCAAGGCCGACCTCGGCCTGCAGCTTCGTCACCGTCGTCTGCTGATCTGAGGCGAGTTTCGCCAGCGTCAGTTCACGGTCCTGCTGCAATTCCATCGCCTTCAACTGCGCATCGAGTTGCGCCAGCTTTTCTTTAAGCGCTGTACGCATCTGTTCCACCTGCACGCGCGGGTCTTGCGGCTGCGGCTGGCCCTGCTGCGCCTGCTGGAATTCCTCGTCGGTCATGAAGAAGCGTTCAGTATTGCGGAAGCCCGCCAGCCCGAGCACTTCGGCAATCACCTCGGACGGTTTCAACCGATCCGCCGCTCCCGGCAATTGCAGCGCCGTACTCAGCGCGTTATTCATGCGCGCCATCCGCTGTTCAGGATTGGCGGCGCCAATACCAAGATTAACCTTTAAGATGACGTCCTGCAGCAGGAGTTCATCGGTAATCTGGTCAACGCCCCACTTTTCCCGCAGTTTCGCCCGCTCACCGACCAGCGCCAATACCCGCTCATCGCTTTCATAGGCCGCTTCCAGCGCCACCAGTTGCCGCAAGACCGGCTCCACCCACGTTTCCACGAAGGTGCGCAACTGGTACTCGCCAATGGCGTCCTGCGCGCCGGCGATCTGGTTCATCCCGCCGACCGTCTCATTGAGCGATCGATTCGTCATCACCGAGCCCATACCCTGCCCGCCGACCAGATCGTCGTAATCGGCGTTGAGACGGTCCTGCTCCGCATAAGCCGAACTGGTCACGTCCGGGGTGTTGATCACCTGCACGTCGGCCTGCGGGTTATCCATCGTCACCGCGCCGCCCGGCACGTTACGCATCAGCGCCACCTGGTCGATATTGGCCCCTCGGCGCAGGAAATAGCGTTTGTTCATCACCAGCCGCACGTTGTCATCGCGCTGGTTGGCAATGTCGTTGGCCTGCGCCTGAATGTTGCGCCCCATCTCCACTGGCC